ACGCCCCCGGCCGATCAAACGGTGCCGGATGCCGGGAACGGTGCGGGTTCGACTCCCGCCGCTGGCTCCTCTGTTTCACCGTTGCCGGGCATCGCCCAGCGGGCGGGCACCGTGGATGTGCCGCCGTTGGTGCCGGGGCTGGAGGCAGAGGATCTGGGGCCGCTGACGGCGGTAGATGTGCAGGACTTGGAGGCCGCGGCCAATCCTCCTCTTCCTCCTACTCTTACTCCTCCTCCCGGTCTGCCGGACAATCAGACCATCGGACAGGGAGACAATCAGATGACGCCGCGGCAGCCGATTCTCGCGGGTGTGCCGGATCGCGTGGCGCCGTTCCGTGATCGGCCTTTGAATGCGGAGCCGCAGATGAGTGGCGATGTGATCACCGACCTGCGCATTCCGCGCAGCCCGGAGGCTATTGCCGAAAGCCAGCGCATCGAGCAGGAGCGGCAGCAGCAGATCGCGGAGATGCGGATGCTGGATGCGAAGGCCCGCGGCATGCCGATGATCCCGGACAGCCCGATGGGCAGCATGGACATTCTCGACTGGGCCAATGAAAACCCCATCTACCTGCCGCCCGGTTTCTCCGAAGATCGCAAGCTGCCGGAGTATGAGAGCCTGAAGCGCAACCCGCTGCCGAATTACTGGCGGCGGTTCGTCGCCAGTGGCAAGCAGGGCGGCAACCCGGACAGCGTGGCACAGCGTGCCTTTGATGCCGGCTTGATCGCGGAGCCGACGGCAGATGCCTACTTTGCCGCCGTGCAGGATGGCATCGCGGCGCGGAAGCAATACCGCGTGCAGTTCCAGCAGCGTGACAAGGCGCTGGCGCAGGAAGAAAAGCGCGTCGTCGATTTCGAGAAGTCGCAGACGAAGCTCGCCAAGAAACCGGATACGCAAGAGGTGCCGTTCGAGGACATCGTGCCGGGAGATCGCATGACGATCGACGGTGAAAACGCGGTGGTCAAAAACGTGGAATACAACGAGGACGGCTATCTCACAAACGTCGTCATCGAGGACGGCAAGCGCTTTGGCTTGATGCAGTTCGATCCGCAGAATCGCGGCGGCATCCTCGTGGATGAGTTCAAGCCGCAGCCCCGGCAGGCCGTCGAGGACTTCGCCCCTGCCGAGGGGGTAAGACAGCCAATGTCCAAGGCTCCAGCTTCAAACATTGCGGGGCAGGCTTCGAACATTCCAGCACAAGCTCAGAACATTCCAGCACAAGCTCAGAACATTCCAGCACAAGCTCAGAACATTCCGGCGGGTTCAAGTCCCGCGGCTGCTAGTGGATTTCAACAGCCCGACCACATGCGGCCTCGGTTTTGGAGGGACGAACAAGGCAACGTGCGCAAAGCCAAAAAGTATTTTTATGGTTACGCTGGCGGCGGTCCTGACAACACCATTCTTAATTGGATCAAAAAGCCCAAAAGCGACGTTTTGTTTCGAGGCACCGATTTGGAAACAGAGCAATGGATTGCCAGCCAAAATGGCGTGTGGCTGGATGCCCCTACACGCACCACCACCACAGCAGCAGCCACGCGACCAGCAGCAGCCACGCGACCAGCAGCAGCACCAGCGGCCACGCCGGGCCGGGGCGAGGGCGGAAGTGGCGGAGCAGGCGGGGCGGCATTGCTGGACGTAGCACCGAGCACCCGCCCCCGCAATCGCGGCGAGACAGCGAAGCCCCAACGCGACGACGTGCTGGCCGAGCTCGGCCAGGCCACGCGTGAAGGCGCGGCAAATCAGGCGCAGGGGACGCTGGGATTTCAGAACCTCGACACGTCTGGCCGCACGGCGGGATTTTTGAATGCAGACATTCTGGCGGAGGCCACGGACCTTTTGCGGCAGGGCATCACGGACTTCACGAACTGGAGCCGGGCGATGCTGACGCGGTTCGGTCGCGGCATCCGCGACTACCTGCAAGGCATCTGGCAGCAGATCACGAGCCCGCAGACGAATGCCGCGCAGAACGTGCGCCTAGGCCTGCCACAAGGCACGGCCCCGGTGAGCGTGGGGCAAGGTGGGTTTGTGGGCACGGGCGGTGCATCGAGCATTCCCGATGGCCAGGCAGAGACGCAGAGCCGTTTTGCCAGTCCGAATCAAACAGACAATTTGTATGATGTGGAGCCCGTGGAAGTGGCGCAGGCTGAGGGGCGGGCATGGCTGGCGCAAACCGATGTGGAAACGGCGCTGCAACTTTTTGAACGGGCTGTCGTGCCGTCAGGCATGACACAGGCACGGATGTTTTATGCTCACGCCGCGTTGATCAAGCAACTGGTGAGCGCTGCTAACACCGGCACGGAACTACAACGACTGCAAGCTGAGGCGCAACTGGATCGCGCAGGGCGTGCTTGGTATGGCAGGGAAAGCCAAGAGTGGGGTCGAGCAGGTAAAGCGCGTGCTGTGTCGTCGGCGGAACTCAGCAGCGTGGCCCCGATTCTGGCAACCAAGCAAATTTTGGTGGACCGTGCCGATGCGGTGATGAACAAGCGTTTTGAAGGCGGGGCGGGTGGTGTGGTGGAGAAGGTGAAGGCCATCCTTGAAAAGGCGGACATCGACATCACAGAACGCGTCGAGGCCATCCTCTCGGCGGTGATGGGGTCGCGTTTGCAGCCGCGGGTGACGCTGGCGCAGGCGGTGGCCGGGCTGGTGAATGGCAAGACGCAGCGGCAGCAGATGATCGACGATGTGGCGCGGGCGCTCATGCAGCGGGCGAAGAGTCGCGAGGTGAAGCCGGGCACGCAGACGGCGCTGGCCGCCCTCGTGGCGAGCCTGAAGCGCACGCTTGGCGCGGCGGTGAAGGGCGAGGCACTGAAGCCGGAGACACTGAAGATGGGCGAGCTGCTGGCCCGCACGTTTGTGGATCAGGTGGCGGAGGCTCCGCTGTTTGAGGAGGCGTGGAAGGCAGGCCGTGAGCAGGTGCGTGCGATGCTGATCGAGACGGGCCTGAGCGAAACGCAGGCGGAGAAGCGGCTGAATGAGCTGATGCCCGCCACGCCGACGGTGGCCTATGCGCCTGGCATGGTGAAACAGGCGGTGCAGCGTGGTTTTGAGCAGGCGGGCTATGGCCAGACGCTGACGACACGCATGGACCGCAGCGGCCAGCGGCAGGTGGATGTGCGGGCGGAAGCGCTGCGCAATCCGCAGAAGGCCATGGAGGCGGTGATGAAGGTCTGGGATGAGGAGGCCGATGCGGCCGGCATTTCACCGGAGGCCTGGGCGCAAGGTCGAGCACTGGCATGGAAAGCACTGGGCGAGACCATGCAGCAATGGCAGGCGCAGCAGCAGGCGACGCAGGCCAAGGCGGATGCGGCGGCGAAGGCGAAGCTGCTGGAGAAGGACAGCCCGGCACTGGCGAAGCTGCTGAAGTCGCTGAAGGATAAGATCGCTCCCGGCATGAGCTGGGCGGACATCTTCATGGACATGCCCAGCTCGCAACGGGAGCGGCAGCGGGAGATTTATCGTCGCCTCATGCTTGATGAGCGGCTGAAGGATCTGACGATGGAGCAGCGGTTGGATTTGACGAACGAACTGGACCGCGCCTGGCAACGGGAACGCAAGGCGGTGTTTAATCGCGAGCTGGAGAAGGCGGGCATCCTCGGCGAGAAGGACAAAGGAGATCGTGACAAGGTGAAGAAGGCGCTGCCGAAACTGCTGCGCATGATCAACCTTGGCATGTTTAACTCGGAGATGTGGCGCGAGATCGTGGCGCCGGAGTATGGTCTGAAGATGCTGACAGCGGCAGACACCGCGCAGCTTCGCGCCATGGCGGAGGCGGCGTGGAAATTGCCAGAAGGTGTGATCCGCAATCAAAAGCTCCGCGATTTGCTGAACGCGATCCAGAAGAAGACGGGCGCAAGCTGGGTGGAGGTGCTGAACTCCTACTGGACGGCGGCGGTGCTCTCCGGACTGCGCACGCAGTTTGATACCTGGCTGGCAGCGGTGAATGGCATGGGCACCAACCTGATGCAGATCGGTGGATTGATCGCTCGCGGCCAAGGCCGGGCGGCCATCGACGCGCATGCGCAGTGGTGGCGCGGGCTGTTTGAAGGGGTGCGCGAGAGCGGACAGATCCTTTTCAAGGGTGACACGAGCTATCTGAAGCGCTTTGGCGCGGATCTCAAGAAAGCGCTCGAAGGTGAAACATCGGTGACACCGGTGCCGCTGGGAGAGAACCTGTGGCAGAATGGCAACACCTTTCAGAAATACGGGCTGGCTCCGGTGATGATGTTCACCGGCCGGCTGATGGCGGCCGCGGACCACATCAACAACACGGCGACCACGCAAAGTGCCATCGCGGTGGCGCGGGCGCTGCATCCCGAGCTTTACCAAGGCAAGGTGGGCTTCACGGCTGCCGAGCGGGCCAATGCCCGAGCCCAGGCGCTGCGGGAAGTGACCGGCGGACGCGAGCCGCAGACGAGCGAGGAACGTGCCACGGTGAGCGCTCGTGCTCGCGAGATCCTGAACGGCAGCCTGCAAGCGGAGGACTACGCCGCCGCCAGTGAGATCGGCGACATGGCGGCCTATCAGAATGATCCGACGGGGATGTTCGGTTACATTTACAATGCCATGAAGCAGGGGCTCGGCACGATCCAGCGCGGGCTGAATGATTATGCGCAGGACGTGACGGCCAATCGCTTTGCCCGTGTCGCCGCAGGTGTGATGGCGGGCTCACTGCATGGCGTGACGGGCACGCGGTTCATGCGCTTCGGGGCTAACTTTGGCGCGGATATGACGCGCTACATTCCCGGCAGCTATGTGCTGGGCAAGGCAGGGTTTTACGGTCGCGAGGTGAGCCGGGCGCAGCAGGAACTGCTGCTGGGCAAGAACCTCGTGGGCCTGATGCTGATGAGCACGCTGGCGGCGGTGTTTCTGAACTCCGATGACGAGGATGAAGGCTGGCAGATCGAAGGTGATTGGAGCACGCTGAATCCGCAGCAGGTAAAGGAACGCATGGCGGCCGGCCTCGAACGCATGACGCTGTGGAAACGCGAGAACGGGCAGGTGCGCCGCGTGAGCTACAAGCAATGGCCGACGATGGGGCTTTTCTCCGTGGTCGGTGGCATGCTCGACGAGAAGCGGCACAAGCCTGCGCAGTTTGCCCAGCACGGCACGGCGGGCCATCTGCTGCGTGGCATTGCCACGGGCTACACGCAGATCAAGAACGTGTCAGCGGTGCGGAATCTGGTGGAGTTGTTCGGCGAGCCGACTTTCTCTGCGGATGCCGTCAATGGCACGATCGACAAGATGATCAAGACGGGCACCAACTTTGCGGGTGGCTTTGTCCCGACGCTGATCAAGGACGCGGACATCTGGACCGATCCGCGCAGCTTCAAGCCCGAAGGCGTGGCGGAGATGATGCTGCGCAACACGCCGATCCTGCGCAAGTATGTGAACGACGGCCGCCCGCAGCTCAATCTGCTGGGCGAAGAGGTGAAGCTGCAACGAGTGCCGTGGTCGCGTGCCTACACGAACGTGCAGAGTGCGGAGGCGCATCGCGTGCTCGGTGCCCTGCTGGCCCGTGGCCTCGCCCTGCCGATGCCGAGTGATGAAGTGAAGCTCTACCAGAACGGCGTCAAGGTGCCGCTGGAAACGCTGGGCCGCGAGGCGGTGTGGCAATACGAACGTGCCGTTGGCCAAGGCTATAAGGACTGGCTGAGCACCGACGGCGCGGCCCTGCTGACGCTGCCGGTGGATCAGGCGGAGAAGGCAATTCAACGCCGGGCCGAGACGATCAAACGCCAGGCGCTGGGGAGGGTGCAGCGGTGAGCGTTTCCTCGCACGATCCCAAAGGTGCCGCCGGTGCGCTGAAGCCGCAGCTTCAACTGCTGCCGCCGGTTTTTAACGAGCAGGTGGCCGGGGCGCTGAGTCTAGGCGCGGCCAAGTATGGGCCGTGGAACTGGCGTGAGCATCAGGTGGAACTAATGACCTACCTCGGCGCCATGCGTCGGCACATCGACCGCGTGCTTGATGGCGAGGATCTTGACCCGGAAAGCGGTGCTCATCACCTCGGCCATGTGGCCGCAGGCTGTGCCATCGTGCTCGATGCGGCGCGGCATGGCACGCTAGTGGATAATCGGCCAAAACGGTGATTTGACACGCGTGATACACTGGCGGCCATGAAAACCCTCTCCATCCTCGCCGCCCTCGTCGTCACCGCCATTGCCCTCTATGCCGCCGATGGCCAGCCGCCTCTGCCTACGGGCGGGCAAGTGGGCCGTTTCCAGCTTTGCCAAGGAACCAGCCCTCGGGCCAGTGCGGCCGGCCCGCCCACGCTTTACCGGATCGACACGGCCACCGGTCAAACATGGTCGCTGGATGCTGCCCCCATGATCCAAGCCGATGGCAAGCCGCCTCCCAGTGTCGTGGTCTGGCTGCCTGTTTGCGAGGAGGGAGACACTCTCCACAAAGCCGCCCAGCAAACGTGGGGCATCAATCGCTGAGCATGCTTTGTGGCATGCAGTGTGACATGGCTAATTGCTTATGTGCTCGAAGCCTTGATAACCAATGGAAAGCGCCGTTGTTTGCAGCGGGCTTAAAATCCGCTGACCTGCAAAGGTCTTCCGGGTTCGAGTCCCGGCATCGGCACTGGGGAAATGGAAGTGTGCGCAGGGGAATTGGGTGCTGAGTAGGTGGGTGAGCGGCTGCAAGCGTGGGTGTTTAAATGGTGAATATGGGTGAATATGGGGTTGACGGAGTGTGACGTGTGATGTTACAAAGTGTGACATGGACACTCAACAACGAATCGACTGCGGGTATTGCCCGGCGTGTAAAGCGGATCTTAAACTGGAGGCGGATGCGCGGATGCGGACGGGCTATGCGGTGGTGTGTGATGACCCGGATTGCCCGGATGGGGGTGGTGCATGGCTGGCGCAGGAGTGGCTGGTGCGGAAAGCTCAAACCTTGAACTTGCTGCCATGAGTTCACTGAAACGCAAGATTGCCGGGGTGAAGGTGCGCTTTTACAAGCGGACGGCGGGCTCGAATCTGAGCATGGATTTTGAGGTGGAGGGGGAGAGGTTTCAGGAGTCCACCGGGTGGCCGCATATTGCGGACGCGGAGCGGGTGGCGTTGCGGCGGATTGAGGAGATCAAGGCGGCGCGGCTTTCGCTGGGGGCGCAGGCGCTGGTGCGTGGCTCGATGGCGACGGTGGGGGATGTTTGTGAGGCGCTGATGCAGGGGGACAAGGTGATGGAGGATCGGACGCGGACGACTTACTTGGCGGCGCTGAAGCGGCTGGCGCGGGTGGTGGATGAGGACCGGCCGGAGGGGGTGCCGCTGGATGCGGTGCTGAATCGGGCGGTGTTGGAGCGTTTTGTGAGCGAGGGGCAGGGTCGCGAGGGGCGTGGAGTGAACTGGCACGATGCGCTGCCGGAAAATGTGGGGCTCAACTCGACGGTGCGGAATGCGTCGAGCGTGTTTCAGGAGCGGATCGTGGAGAGGCACTTGAAGGGGCTGCGGCTGCCGCCGCTGGAGCCGCTGCGGAAGTTTCCATCATTGCCGACGCCGCCGACGCATTTTGTGCCGTGGCCGGCGGAGAACCTGGCGGCGATGGATGCGGCGGCGCAGGTGCTGAAGGTGGAGAACCCGGAGCTTTACCTGTGTCATATCATGTTGCGTCGCTTGGGGTTGCGGGATGGTGAGCTTTTGCAGGCTCGCATGGCGTGGGTGCAGTGGAATGAGACGGAGGGCAAAGCCTGGCTGGATGTGCGGCCACGGGCTCCTTTGGGTGGGGAGCCGGGTTTTCGTTTGTTCAAGCATGGCAAGCCGCGGCGGCTTGCGCTGGATGCGGAGATCCAAGGGCTCCTGAAGGGGCGCACGGGCTTTGTGATTGCAAATGGTGCCAAAGACTCGCGGCGCTACGATTTCATTTATCGGGATCACTGCGATTGGTTGCGCCCGTTTGTGCCGGGGGATCGCAGCCAAGTGAACCATGAACTGCGGAAGCTAGGGGCAAGCGTGGTTTATACGCAACACGGGATTGCGGCGGCGGCGTATTTCTTGGGAGATTCCGTGGCGACGACGGAGCGGTATTATGCCGCGTGGATGGGCGAGGCTCCGGTGGTGGCGTGGTGAGTTTCCGGTTTTGCCGGTGCTATCCACTTCGTTCGAATTATTCATCATTCCAGCACTGACAGCGCGGATCATCGTTCCCGCAGTGTCGGCAAAAGTTGCGCATGATTTCCATGCGTTCCTCGTCTGACAGCATCTGCATGGCGGCAACAATCTGCTCAATTGTTGTTGGCAAATCCGAATCAATCAATTGCGGTTTTGGTGATTTTGCCATGATGTTTAATGGTTGATTATGGTCATTTGGGAGCGCCCTGAATTACGGCATTGGATGGGATGGCGGAAAGTATTTCCGCCTCGATGACGGTGCTGCTTTGCTGTTCGAGGGCGGCTTTGGCGGCGGCGGCTTTGGCGCGGGCTTCGGCGAGGCGATCCTGGGCGCTGAGGGTGACGACGGCTTTGATTTCGGTGGGCATGCCGTTGAGGCTGCGCTCGATGTCGTGGGACATTTTGGTGGCCATGCCGACGGACATGAGATCGGACTTTTTGGCGTCGGGGATGAGCTCGGCCATTTTGCTGGTGCCCTGAAGTCGGGCAATGGCGGCGTTTTTGGCGGCGAGGTCGGCGAGCTGCTCGATGCTGAATTCGGTGCGGATGAGGGCGGCGATGGTCTGGCGGGACTTGTCGATTTCGAGGGCTTTGAGCTCGCGCTGGAGGTCGGAGATGGAGGTGATGCCGTGCTGGGTGATCATTTCGATGCAAACGGCGTAGGATTCGGGATCGTTGGACTTCCAGTTTTTGGCGGTGTGCTCGCGCCAGGCGTCGATGGGACGCGGGGGGAGATCGGCGAGGGGGAGAGCGGGCGTGTCCATGGGGAGGAATGAGGAAACCAGAATGAGGAATGATGGCGTAAGTGTCAGGCGGCGTGGGTGAAGGCAATGACGTTGGGTGATTGGGGCAGGGCGTCGAGGGGGCTAGTGATGGTGGCGGCGAACTGGGGGATGCAGTGGAGATAGACCTGGGTGGTTTCGGCGCTGTTGTGGCCGAGAAGTTCCTGCACCTGGGTGATGCTGGCGCCGCTGGCGAGGAGATTGGTGGCAAAGGAATGGCGCAGGGTGTGGGCGGTGATGCGTTTGGATAGGCCGATGCGGCAGGCGGCGATTTTGAGAGCTTTGCCCAGGGTGTTTTGGTGGACGTGGTGACGGCGCACGATGCCGGTGCGCGGATCGGTGCTTTGATTGCTGCCGGGGAAGAGCCAGAACCATGGCCATTCGCGGCCGGCGTTTGGCATTTTACGCTCGAGGTGATCGGGAAGATAGACGGGATTGGCTCCGGCTGCGCGGTCGCGGTCGTAGAAAACGCGGATGCGGTCGAGATGGGCGCGGAGGGTGAAGACGAGGGAACGGGGCAAGCAGGTGATGCGGTCTTTGTCGCCTTTGCCACCGCGCACGGTGATGAGGCAGGTGTCGAGATTTACGTCTTTGACGCGGAGGGCCAGGAGTTCGGATAGTCGGAGGCCGGAGCCGTAGGCTACCTGAGCCATGAGGCGGGGGCCGGATGGCATGGCTTCGAGCAGGCGGCGCATTTCGTCTGGACTGAGCCAGGTGGGCAGACGGGCGGGGCGTTTGGCGCGGGCCCATTTGCCGAGGTCGCCGAGGGGCTGACGCAGCACGTCGCGGTAGAGGAAGACGATGGCGTTGAGGGCTTGGTTTTGAGTGGAGGCGGAGCAGTGCGGGGCGAGCTTTTCCAGGTAGCCGCGGACGCGCTCTTCTCGGGTTTGCTGCGGGTTTTGCCGAATGTGCTTGGCGAAACGTGTGATCCATCCGGCATAGCAGGTTTCGGTGTGGTAGGACAACCTGCGCATGCGGCAGATGAGACGCACTTGTTCCAGGGTGTCAGTGATGGTCATGGTGTGGTTTTGCTGTGACTACTTACACTTTTGGTGTGGATAATCAGTGTTCTCTGCTGTCGATTCCGGCTGTTTCATCATCGGTTTCATCAGCTTTTCTTTGGCTTCAGAGGGCAAGCCCCATGGTGACGTTGGTCCGTTGGTGGATGATTTTTGCATAGTCGGCGTTCAGTTCGAGAAGGATGGCGCGGCGTCCGAGTTCAAGCGCCACTTGGCCCGTGGTCCCGCTGCCGCCGAATGGATCGAGCACCACGTCGCCGGGATTGCTGCTGGCCAGGATGCAGGGCTTGATGAGATCCGGCGGATAGATCGCGAAGTGGGCATCTTTACATTGCGAGACGGGGACTTGCCACACGGAGCGGCGGTTTCTCATATCGCCCTCACCATCGTATGCGGTGCCGCTTCGGCCACTCCCGTTCTTTCCTGCTCCAGTCGCTTTTGCCTTTCTGCTTGGCGCTCTGTCGGACTGAATTTTCTCGCGGATCGGATGGTATAGATACTGATCCTGCTTGGAGAACATGAACAGATGCTCGTGACTTCTGCTGCACCGGTCCTTTACGGCCTCCGGCATCGCGTTGGGTTTGTTCCAGATGATTTCTTGCCTCAGCATCCACCCGTCATTGATTCTTGGGATTGAGGATTCCTGGCACCATGGGCAGACTTTCCACTCTGGCTGTTCATCGTCATTCCTCCACTCTGACAGTGCTTCCCATTCGCAGCAAAAGACGCAAGTAGCTTCCGGTTCTTGCATGGCCAGCGCCACCCTCCACGGCATTCCCATGAGCCGCTTGTCCTTGTGGCTGTCACCTAAGTTCAACCATAGAGTGCCGGCCGGTCTGAGCACGCGCCGCACTTCGCGGAACACGTCCACTAGTGCTTGCACGAATGCTTCAGGCGTCTCCTCTTGGCCGATCTGCCCAGCGTGTCCGTAGTCACGCAGCCCCCAATACGGTGGCGATGTGACGCAGCATTGCACGGATTCGGAGGGCAGCTCCCGGAGTAGTTCCCGGCAGTCACCCACCCGCACATCCAAAGAGATGATGGGAGATGATGGCAGAGAACAAGACGCCGCATCCGATGGGCATAAGCTTTCCAGTTTCATATCAGGTTCGTTTCAGTCGCGCCCACGGATGGGCTAGTCGTTCGGCTTCACCATTGCGCGAAGCTCCTTCATTCGTGCCCGCGTGATCGGCCATCGCCCATCTTCCCAATCTTTGAGCTTCAACCTTTCGAGTGACGGGCCGTAGATTCGATCTTGCAGCCTCCTGACTAGCTTCCTGAGTCGGAATGAACGCGCCCATTCCGCGTCGTTTTGAGCGTCCCAAAACGCCTTTCGGAGCCGAATAAGACGATGGAGAGGAACCGCCCTGGGCGCTGGTGTAGTAGAGTTCATTCTGGCTTGGATGTTGAGTGTGTTTGCGGAGTGGCGCTGTCGGGGCGGTCCCTCATCTCATCGTTCTCTGACTTGCGTTTATTTCTCGGCCTGCGGAGCGACTGAATCGCTAGGACTGCCTCGTTTGTGATGGTCATGGTGCCGTTCTCCCGCTTCGCCACGGTCACACGATTGACGCCCAGGAGGCGGGCTACCTCGGCTTGTGTGCCGAGGCGCTCGCGAGTGGCTTTGTATTGCTCAGGCTGCACACCATTCCCCCTTCGCCATCTTGCGCTTGCCTTGGTATTCGTGCCAGACTTCGCCGGTCACTTTGTTTTCGCACACGCGATAGGCCGTGTGAGACTTCATGTTTGGCGTCTGAATCCATTCGCCTTTGACCACCGCAGGAGCGGCAGCGGCGAGCACCTTCAGGAACTTGAAGTTCACCCAGGTGCGAGGGCTGTCAGTCCAGCGCACGCGGGCGCGCTCGCCGTTGATTTCGATCACTTCGCCTTTTCTCCCGCCCGTGTAGTCACTGGCGATCCGTTCAACTTGAGTTCCGATTTCGATTTTGTTCATGGTGGTCATTGGGTTACGGTTGCTAGTGTAGCATTAAGCTACACGCCATCAAGCCCTATTTGAAGTATTTTCACCAAAGTCAGAGAACCATCACATGCAGGCAACGGCTCGAAGGCTGTCTGTCGTGTCAGCCATGCGTGTCGCTCGCCGTCGCCTGATCTGAAACGTTCTGCCCTGCGCTGGTAAATGCGGGGCGGTGAGGAGGTCGCCGGTCAAAGCGTTTGCCCATGTCGGCGGTGGCGGTCATTTGGGGCCGAGGATGAGGTTGACGGTTTTGACGAACCAGCGGGCGAGGGAGGTATCGGCCTGGATGGCGGATTGGAGGCGGTGCCAGGCTTCGAGGACGGCGGCGGGTGAGGTGTCGAGCTGGCCGGTGGTGTAGGCGGTGACGGCTTCGCGGAGCTCGGCGGGATCGGTGCCCTGAAGGGCGGCGATGGTGATTTCGAGGCGCGGGAGGTAGGCGGGCGGGCAGTCGTCGCGGAGGTAGGCGATGAGCCAGCGGCGGGCGGTGTCGTCATCGACGGCGTGGAGGAGCTGGCCGAAGCGCTCGGGACGGGGATG